ACGGCGTCAAGGGCGCATAGGAGCATAGTTATGGCAAGACGTAAGGTTGTCAACGGGGTCTACTACGACCTGACAGCAGAGGAAGAAGCAGAACTGGACGCACGGACCGAGGCTGCCGATCTGGACATGAACCATGTGCGGGGTCAGCGTGACGGCATGTTGCGTGGCTCTGACTGGACACAGATCGGTGACGCCACGCTAGGCGACCATACCGCTGAGGAATGGCGCACATACCGTCAGGCCCTGAAGGACATCCCACAGAATCACACGCGGGTGTCTGAGGTCGTCTGGCCCAACGATCCCCCAACACAGGCCGCAATCGACGCCGTCGCTGATTGAGAATAGGATTCACACATGGCCGTACAGATTCAAATCAGACGAGGTACTGCTTCAGCGTGGACTGCGGCTAACCCCACTCTGGCCGCAGGCGAGTTCGCTATCGAAACCGACACCGACTTCTACAAGATCGGTGACGGGTCGACAGCGTGGACCTCTCTTGGCTATTCGTCGCTGCCTAGCGGTTCGGCCCTGCTTGCCAGCCCGACATTCACAGGTGTCCCGGCTGCCCCGACCGCGGCAGCGGATACGAACACCACACAAATCGCTACAACTGCCTACGTCCAGACCGAGTTGGGCGCTCTTAGCAGCGACTCAATTAAGGACGCTGACAACGACACGAAGATTCAGGTTGAGGAAGCGTCCGACGAGGACATCATCCGTTTCGATACCGCTGGCACGGAGCGCATGTCGATCGGTGCCACTGGCACCGTAACCATCGTCGGCGATCTCACTGTCAATGGAACCACTACAACGATCAACTCCACGACGCTTAGTGTCGACGACAAGAACATCGAACTGGGCTCTGTTGCTACTCCATCGGACACTACGGCTGATGGGGGTGGAATCACCCTTAAGGGCGCGAGTGACAAGACGATCACCTGGACGAACTCAACTGATACTTGGGACTTCAATCAGGGAATCACCGTCACGGGAACCGCTACTGCTACAGCCTTCGCTGGCCCTCTGACCGGCAACGTGACCGGTGATGCTTCTGGGTCGTCCGGTAGCACCACTGGCAACGCCGCTACTGCGACTGCTCTAGCAACAGGCCGCACTATCGCCGGGGTCTCGTTCGACGGTACTGCAAATATAGACCTAGGCACAGATGCCAACATGGTGTTGGCGTCGCAATCGTTTAGTTAGGAGTCAGTAATGGCAACATTCTCAAAAGAGATCCTTAGCGGGTCCACTGATGGCAAACTCATTATCGTGGGTGCCGGTAGTCCTGGTGGGGGTTCAACAATTATCCACACGGCCTCATCGACAGCGACGACCATTGACGAAGTATGGGTCTACGCGAACAATTGTCATTCCGCTGATATAAAACTTTCGATCCAATGGGGTGCTTATTCCAGCAACGAGACCAACCTGATGGAAATGACTATTCCCACCGAGGGTGGGTTGACACTTGTTATTCCGGGCCTCGTTATGAAAGGCAACGCTTCGACGGCGCTGTTCTGTGCGGCGTTTGCTGCAACGACGAGCATGATTAATCTGAGCGGTTACGTCAACAGGATCACGGCCTAGTCATGCCTCGTATCGAACGGTTCTTCGCTGGGACTGAGGTCAACGATTGGACTTCCGGCGGATTTGGTGGTGGCACTGAGGCGTTCGCCGCTTCTGGTGGCACGCCGTCCAGTTACTCCGGCTACGAGGTCGCCACATTTACTGGCAGTTCAAGTTTCACTGTGTCAGCCGGTACGGGTGTCGTAGATATTTTCATCGTCGGTGGTGGCGGTGGTGGCGGTACTTGTGGAGGAAATGAGCCAGGTGGAGGCGCTGGTGCAGGTGGCGCTCTGGCGATAGCCGGTATGGCAGTTAGTTCAATTGGTGGCCCGGCAGGCAATGGTGTCTACCCGGTGGTGGTTGGCGCTGGTGGCGCTGAGGGTAACCCGCAGTATAGTCCGGGGTCACCCGGTGGCTCTTCTACGGCTACCATAAACCCTGCCGCTCCCGGTGGGCATTCATCCTTTGGTGGTATTGTCATAGTCGGTGGTGGTCGCGGTGGTAACGGCAATACGGGCCTTCAGGGTGGTAAAGACCCTTCTATCCCCTCTGGAGGTGTCAATGTGATGGGTTGGGGCGGCAGCGGCGGGTCAGGAGGCGGCGGTACTTCTAGCGGGATGTCTCCGGGTACGGCTAGTTACGTTTACAAGTCTGGTGGTGGTCATGGACTTCAGCCTTTAGGGAATCCCGGCGGCAAGGCGGCATGGCAATACACTGCTGGCGCTGGCGGTGGTTGGAGTGCGGCTGGTATGGACGGTGTATCTTCGGTACAGCCCGGTCCTGTTCGTTCTAGGCCCGGAGCGACTGGTGGTGCTGGTAATACCAACAACTATCAGACCGGCTCTAATCAGACATATGCCGGTGGTGGTGGTGGTGGTGGTTCGATGGCACAGTGGCCGCAGCAACCAAGACCTATTGGTCAAGGTGTTGGCGGTTCCGGTGGCGGTGGCACTGGTGGTCATGGTAATGCAAACTATCCTTGGGAGGCTCTAGTAATGGCAACACCGGGCACCGCTAATACTGGCGGTGGCGGTGGTGGTCATGGTTATGATCGTGGAGGTGTCCCAGGATCACCGACGGGCTCACACGCTTCTGGGGGCGTTGGGGGTAGCGGAATCGTTATTGTCCGCTGGGCGGTCTAAGTCATGGCTCACTTTGCTCAACTAGACGAAAACAATCTGGTTATCAACGTCGTCGCTGTTACAGACGAAGATACTGCCGATGCTGACGGCAACGAGATTGAATCCATCGGTGTAGCATTCCTCCAAGCAACACAGGGAGCCGACACGAACTGGGTCCAAACCAGTTACTGGACTGCCAGAGGCAGGCACCCCGAAGATGCTCCTTTCCGGGGCCACTTCGCCGGGATAGGTATGACTTATGATTCGGTACGAGATGTATTTATACATCCCAAACCTTGTGAGTCGTTCGTTCTAAATGATGAGGGGACTTGGGACCCTCCAGTAGCACACCCCGGTGATGGAAGATACGACTGGGACGAAGACAATCAAGAGTGGACAGAAATGGCGATACCGGATGCACCATTTCCGTCATGGACTTGGAATGCTGTCCTATGGCAGTGGGAACCCCCCACAGCAGTACCGGATGATTGGGACGACAATAATCCATACACTTGGGATGAAGACAGCCTTTCGTGGGTATAAACACATAACTACAAGGAGAGCCAACGATGGAAGAATGGTTGGATACCTTTATCTGTCAATATCAGATGGAGGACACGACCTGCTGCCCGGAGTCAATCCTCAACGCAAACAGGTCGGCCCGATGGAACCAGTCATCGACCACAAGCGGCACCGACCTCTACGAGCGGGACTCCGACCAGTTGCACTTCATGGCCGACGCGCCGCCCGTCGAGCACGAACCGATCCTCCTGTTCGCTCAGGAGTGCCTAAACCATTACATCAAGGAACGTAAACAGGCGGGAGCGGTCCCCCAGTTCGGCATGGGCGAGGGGTACAACGTCCTCCGGTACAAGCCCGGCGAGGCGTACCACGCCGTCCACTCAGACGGTGGTGCTGGCGGTCTTACCGCTAACCGTCACCTCACGTTCGGAATGTTTCTCAACACGATCACCGACGGCGGCGAGTTGGAGTTCCCCGAGCAGGGTGTCAAGGTGGCCCCCGTCGAAGGGCGAGCCGCGATCTTCCCCGCCGCATGGATGTACGCCCACCGGAGCCTCCCAGCCACGGTGGACCGGTACGTCTTCAACGTCTTCTACGGCTTCATCCCTCAGCCGTGACCGGCTGGGCCAAATGGAGGCTCGACACCGGCACCAGTTACGAGAAAGCCAAGTCGGAGATCGACGCCGCTGATCTGGGCTTCGTGACCCGCTACGCGCTGTGGCAAGAGTCGATCACCCCAGAACGTAACGACGACCAGTCGCCGGGGATGCACGCCGCCTACAAAGATCCCGTGATGCAGTTCCTCCACGCGCGCCTCTGGCCCCGCATGGAGGAGATCACCGGCCTCACCCTGCTGCCGACCTACACCTACTTCCGGGTCTACCGACCGGGTGCGATCTTGGAGGGGCACAAGGACCGTCCGGCCTGTGAGGTGTCAGCCAGCCTGCTGGTCGGCACCAATCAGGGCGAGACCTGGCCGCTGTTCATCGAGGGCCAGAAGATCACCCAGCGCCCCGGTGAGATGGCCGTCTACCGGGGATGCGAGGTGGAGCATTGGCGGGAGCCGATGAGCGGCCCACCGGATGCGTTCCATGTCCAACTGTTCGTCCACTACGTCGATGCTGACGGCCCCTACTCCATGTGTGCTGGAGATGAGGTGCGTTTGTGACCTGTAACTGTTTCGAGATTCACACGCGGGATCCTGCTACCAACTGCACCGCATAGGGGTCCCACACCCTCTCTCACTCCTTACACATCGTGGGCAAGAATGGTCTAGAAGACCAGCCGAGACCCGCTAAGGAGTGACCCCACATGGGTACCAAGGTTGCACAGAGTGTTATTACCTTCGATGTCAAGGACTGCAAAGTCTACCAAATGTCATCGGATCTGGCCTCCGGTAGTACCGCGTACTCCGCTGGCATCGATGTTCCAGGCCTACAGGACGTATCCCTGGAGCCAAACTTCATTACCAGTGAGTTGAAGGGTGATGGCGGTGTTGTTCTTGCCAAGAAAGGCAAGATCGACCGTCTCAACTTCTCCTGCACATACAGCGAACTTTCGCTGCCCGTTCTGTCTGTCCTCCTGGGCCAGTCCATTACCGCTGCTGGTACTTCCGGTACCTTCACGGCCACCATGAAGGTTGACGACAGTTCGCTGCCGTACTTCATGGTTGCCTTCCTCCTGGACGACCTCCAGCACTCGGTTGATGACGAGCCCGCCACGGTTGTGGTAACGCTTCAGAAGTGCCAGTTGACCGGCGGTTCGCTGGTTTCCGGCTCGACTGACTCGTTCAGCAACCCGACGTTCTCCGCTGAGGCGATTCTGCCTTACGGAGACCCAGTCCAGATTGGCGACATCGAGATCGCCGAGACTGCGGCAACCCTCTAATCCAATAACCTAAGCGGGTAGCGAGGGGCGACGGCTAGGGAGCCGTCGTCCCTTCGCGTGTGGGTGTAGGCTCTGACTATGGATTACACCCCTGCTGTTCTAAGAAATCAAGGTGTTCCAGTCCTGATTGCCAAACTCAGGGAAGAAGAGGGCGCATGGGCGCCGATCTTTGATTCCGATGGGAAACCAGAGACTGAGGAATTCTTTGTCAAGTTCACCCACAACACCATTGCGGACATTGAAGAGATTTGGGACGGTCTGCCCGATTGGCAGGCGGCGATGGCCGACAAGCCCATATCGACACTCCGACGTACTTATGGGCTTTTACTCATAGAGCCGGTCGAAAAGGTGGGCTTACGGCTCATAGAGGGCCGGTTGGGCACCTATAACAACGCCGTCGGAACGGCCTGGGCGTTAGCGAATGGGGTGGACCCTACCGTGGCGAGTCGGCTACTGGAGCAGGCGGAAGTAGCGACGGACTCGCAGATAGCGATGCTGAACGAGGAACTGGAAACGACGATAGACGAGGTGGAAGCGGACATGAAGGAAGCGGAAGCGGAGATTCTAAAGGAAGCCAGAGATACCCTTGGCAAAGCGCTATCTCCGCCTGGTGCCAAACCCACCAAAGGTACGAAGACTTCTGGGAAGCAAGCCCCGCCCAAGTCATAGCAGCCGTCTCGACGGTTAAGCCTAAGAAGAAAAAGGCCAAGAAGGTTTCGGACTTGATGATGCTTGCCGGTTCCCTGGGAGGGAGCGTTCCCGTCGAGGACACCCGCAAACCCGACGAGGCCGTTTGAGCCTCACCCGTTTATGGGAGAGAATGGTGTAAATGGCTACGCCCGGTATTGCTCTCCCGCCTCTCGTACAGAGGATAGTTCTCGATCCTTCGGGACTTAAGGCCACAACAGCCGCCACCACTCGGGCGATGGCCCCTGTCGGTAAGGCAGCAGCCGCATCTGCGGTAAAAATTGGCGCTATGTCGACGAGCCTGAATACCCTTTCATTCCGCGCCCAGACGACCGGCCGAATGCTATTTAAACAAATCGGGATGCCGATATTGCTGATTGGCGGGCTCGCCGTAGCAGCCTTTGTCAAGTTCGAACAGTCGCTAATCAAGATACAGGCGTTGGTGGGTATCAGCGCTGGAGCGGTTCGTGGGTTCAGGGAAGAAATCGTGCGGATTTCTGAGGCAACCGGTAGGTTCCCTCAGGAACTCGCAGACGCCATGTTCTTTGTTACGTCTGCTGGTTTGCGTGGTGCCAATGCCCTGGAGGTTCTGGAGGCATCCGCCAAGGGTGCTGCCATCGGCCTGGGAACCACCGCTGTCGTGGCTGACGCTGCCACCTCGGCCGTTAACGCCTATGGCTCAGAAAACCTGTCTGGTGCCGAGGCGGTGGACATCCTCACCGCAGCCGTTAGGGAGGGCAAGGTTGAGGCCACCAAACTAACGCCCGCCATCGGTAAGGCGATTCCGGTCGCCTCAGCCATGGGGATCGAGTTCCACGAGGTAGCCGCTGCTATCTCCGCCATGACCCGTACCGGTACCGACGCCAGGACTTCGGCTATCCAGTTGCGTCAGATCATGCAGTCCATCCTGGACCCGTCCCGCCAAGCGGCCCAGGCGCTGTTGCAGATGGGTGTTGCCGAGGGCGAACTCGTTGACATGGCCCGCAATAAGGGCCTCCTGGCAGTCCTCGCAAGACTGAGGGACCTTTCCGAGGAAAACGCCGAGGCGTTTGCCGATGTGTTCCCCAACGTCCGTGCCATGGCCGGTGCCATGGACATCACCGGTGAGAACTTGCAGGAAAACACACAGATTTTCGAACAACTGGCTAACGCAGTTGGCGATACTGACCAGGCCATGCTGGAAGTTGAAAAGTCTGGTGCCCACAAGTTGCGACTTGGGATGGCAAAACTGATGGAGGGAATCACGAACTTCGGTGATTCCCTGAAACCGGTAATTACCGCACTGGCAGGCGTCCTTAAGGCTCTGGGTTGGGTCTTCAATTTTCTGTCCAAGACGCCGGTAATCGCTGGGGCTATTGCTGGTATCGGATTGCTGTCGGCCACCTTCGGGATGCTGCTGATAGTGATTGGGCGGGTAGCCCAGGGCTTGATCTTTCTGTCGGCAGCCCTAACCAAGTACACCGCTGCTACGACAGGAGCGGCAATAGCCACAGGGAGATTGGCTCTGGCCCTCAAGGCCTTACAGACGGGCACGATAGTGGGGCTGTTCGTCACCCTTGCCCTCACGATAGGGGTGCTTGCCTTCACAATGTTCGGCTTTGGCAGGAAGACGAAGTCGACACATAGGGAGTTGAGCGACCTCCGCCAGTCGATGCGTGATGTTAGGTCGGCTGGCGAGGAACTGATTATCCCCATAGAAGGTATTACCGGCGCCCTTAGGAGCCTCAGGGCAGAATCCGCTGAGGCGAAACTCGTTGAGAGGTTCGACGAGGCATTCGGCGACACCATCGAAGACTCTTTCAGTGAGCAGAATTTTGGTGGGGGGATAGCGGGCGAGGACGCCATTGTGCGGTTCTTCTTCGGTAGGGGCGATACGCCTGCTGTGCGTATGGCGCTACAAAATATCGTGGATGATGTCAACGACCAGATAGGCCCCGGCAGCGATGCGTTCATGCGTCTATTCGGCTCCGGCACCGACGCTTCCTCCGACCGCCTAACGGAGTTTCTTACAGGCAGCGAGACCGGTATTAGGCAGGGCCTAGTGATACGAGGCCAACTCGCCGCTGACGCCCTACAAATGGGGTACCAACAGCGGGTCGCCAAGATTGCGGACGGCCGACAAGGCCAATTGGCGCTTGAGGCGATCTACGGGACTGTCGAAGCCGCCAGGAGCACCATGCCCCGCGGTTCTGCGGAGTTGGTTGAGTCATATGACTTCACGAACCTCCTCCTGCCCCTGATAGATGACGAGGCGGCTGTAGAGCGCTGGATTATGGACGGGACCGGTGTTATAGGCGACGTATTGGCGAACTACGACTTCGCAGGAAAGTTCCCCGAAGGGGCGAAACTCTCAGAAGATGTGCTCATTGGTGCCCTTGGAGATACTGACGCATTCACCACACTTCTAGAGCCATTCGTCCTAGACATGAACGACCTATTCAAGGACCAAAAGTTCGCCGATTTCGGGATTGCGTGGACTGGGTTTGTTGACGCTGTCACCAAGGGCAGGCCCCCCGCAGAGGCAGCACGCAAGGTACAGGTGTTCACCAACGCATTCATGGAGCAGATGGATGTGGTGTCGTTGTTTAAGGACATTGATTTTGGGGACGCCGAGTCCGTGCCAGATTTGCTTGGGATGATTTCCGATGCCATTGGGTCGAAGGGCGCGGATAACGAACCGTTCGCTGGTCGAGAAATGATTGAACTGTTCGCTGCCTCTTACGTCGATGCCATGGAGTCCATGCAGGGACCCACCGCTCGCATCACGGCGGGGATGAGCGATGCCGAAAAGGAGTCCTTTGCCTGGGCGCACGCTCTAAGCGTGGTTGAGGATGCCTCTGCCAACGTCGCTGGTGAGTTGGGGCCACTTGCGAAAAATATTGAAGATGTCTTCAACATCTTGGAGACCGCGTTCTCGACAGCCGACGAAGCCGCTAAGAAAATGACTAAACGATTTGATGACCTCATCGGTCGCACTATGAATGCGAGCCAAGCCCAGGACGATTACAACATGGGCCTCATAGAGATGTCCCAGACCCTCCTGGAGAACGGTGGGTCACTGGATCGGTTCACAGAGGCGGGGATGGCGAACAGGACCGCGATCCGGGAACAGGTTGAGGCGGCCAAAGATTACGGGGCAATACTCGCCGAAGGGGGCGCCGACACAGAGGAAGTGGAGGCCCAGGTCATGGCCGCCATAGGGGTCATCAAATCAAATGCTCTAAAGATGGGTGCAGACGAAGGCCTCCTGGGCGCCCTCTTTACTGAGATAGACGCGACGCCAGAGCGTCTTGCCCTGGTCCTCGCGGACGATGATGACCCGGTTAGTGAAGCGTTCTCGGATGTGGTTCAATCGATCCAGGAACAGTCACGCGGGTTCGTCGGCAACTTGTACTCCGGTCTCGGCGAGGACATGACCGAGGGGATGGTCCGAGGCATCGCCGTCGGTGAACAGAACGTACTCGACGCAGTTTCAGAACTTGTCCAAAATATGTTCGATACGGCCACTGCGCCTCCGCCAGTGGGCGCTGGCATTAGTTCACCCTCCACATTGTTCCAGTACGAGTTTGGTGAAGAAATAGTCAACGGTGCCGTTCAGGGTATCGTGCAAAACATCCCCAAGGTTGAAAACGCCATCCAACAATTGATTGACCACGCGTTGGGTGCCGTTAGAAGTAACTCCGGGATTGTGTCGGGTTCAATCTCAGCCA